CAGCGCGGCCTCGGCGAACAGCAGATTCGAGACCGGCTCGTCGCCGCGTGTGAGTCCTTCAAAAATGCTTTTCGGTCAGAACTCTCGGCTCTCATCGGAAATGAAAATGTAAACAAAACCGACTTACCACCAACGGAAAAAAGTAAACATTTATGACAGAAACAAACTCAATGACGGTCGCTGGATTCATGTCCAGTGAAGAAAAACTCAATCAGGCCATCGACCAGGTATTGGTTCAGTTCCCAGTCGCGAGCAGGCTGGATAATCTGACCAGCTTCAACTTCCTTTTGGACCAGTTGACCGAGATGGCACCACAAGCTCATCCACTGGAATCAGCCCGCGAATTGTATGTTAGACTCGCTTCGCGTGAAACGATCACCGCTGACGCGCTCCGCTCCACGTTTATGATGGGCGCAGCGGTCGCCATATCCGGTCGCAGTCGTACTGCCGAATTCAATGCCAAAGCAGAGGCGGAAGCTGCGGAGGCATGTCGCCAGATTCGTGAGAACTGGTCCAGTTACCACCAACCGTGACATGACAGAGAAACCCTCCAGCGCCAGTTGGCTATTCACCGCGTGGTTGGGGCTGATCCCCCAACCGCCGGAGCCATCGGTCGTCGATTGGGCAGCCACAAACGTCTTCATTCCCGGCTCCGCACGCTCAGAACGCTATGAGCCGGACGTGTCGCCACAGATTAAAGAGCCTGTCGAGCAGGCCGGGCGCTCGCTGGCCCGAAGTGTCACCTTGATTAAGCCAACTCAGAGCGCCGGAAGTCTCGCCGGTGAGATCGTTTTGGATTATTGGCTGTCGCACTGGAACGGCGGTGACGTTTGCTTTTACATGCAGAACGATCTTGCCGCACGGGACCGCTGGTCGCGACGGTTGGAACGGAGAATTAAAGCGTGTGAACCTGTCATGCGCCGTACGTCGGCTGACCGGTTCAAGTTTGTAAACTGCGAAATCAACTTCCCTCATTTGAATCTTGTCGTACAAGGGGCACGAAGCGACCGCAATGTCGCCAGTGACTCTTTCAGGGGAATCCTCCTCGAAGAAGTACACGATGCTCAGGGTGGCTGGACTCCAGGCCGCGTGGATCAGTGCTTCGGGCGTCAGACCGCGTACTGGGACGCCGTGGCGATGATCATTTCCAACGCTTCCTTTAGCGGAGACCAGCTCCATCAGCTTTGGAAATCCGGCACGATGCAGTACTGGGAAGTGCCTTGCCCAATTTGTAAACAATTTCATCGAATGCACACCAAGCGTCACGATGATGGCAGTGGCTTGAACTATGATCACAACGGCTGCCTCATGCCGAATGGCGATCTCGATTACCAGAAAGTTGTCGCTCGTGGCATCTACTACCAGTTCGAGTGCGGCCATCGTGTGAACGACAACGCGGAGGAGCGCCGGGCGCTGTCCATGTCCGGCAGATATTCGGACCCGACGAACCCTGGAGCAGCTCTCACGGATAGGTCTTACACGTACCAAAGCGTGGCTGTGGACTATCGAAAATGGATCGACATTCTAAAACGCAAGCACCGCTCACGTATGGCCCAGAAGGTGGGCGACTTCAAAAGCTGGCTTGATTATCTGCGCGAGGAAGAATGCCAATTTGTTGACGAGGGCCGAGACCGACCTCCGATTGAGCGTGTCACCATCATCAGTAGCACAAAGCGAAAAAGCCGCGAAGGACTTCCGAACCGTGATTTCCGTTTCGCGTACGCCGACTGGCAGCGCGGTCGTGATGGCCAGCCACCGCACTTCTGGGTTTTCATCCAAGATTTTTTGATGAGTGGTGACGCGCTGATTGTTTACGAAGGCCGGGTGGACACCGAAGGTGAACTCGTGGCGGTCCTGAATGACCACGGCGTGAAGCCTGTCTGCGTCACGGTCGATTCCAGTTGGGACACCACGAATATCTACAATCTCTGTTTACGTCGTGGATTCAACGCGGCCAAAGCCGACGACAAAATGTACTGGAAACACGAGGACGGTACGGAGCGATTTTACGCGGAGCCACGCCCGTTGTGTATGATCGCGAATGCTCCGGTTTCACAGCCAGATGATCCGTCTGCGGAGCCGGATTTCTTCCTGTATTCAAAGTACGTGACGATGGAACGCCTGATTTATCTCCGGCAATCCAAGGAAGTGAAATACGAAATCCCCGCCGACGTGTCCGAAGATTTCGTCAACCAGTTTGATTCCTGGTCTGTGGAAGTCATCCGCCAGCGCGACGGCCAGTCAAAAATGAAATGGATGCAGCAGCGGGATGACGATCACCTGTTTCAGTGCGCTGCTGGAATCCTGCTGATGGCCGATTTAGCGGGCGTATTTACAGGTGTTGGCGTGTCCCTTCCTCAAAACGAATCTCAGCCGGAGGCAATCGAAGTATGAAAATCGAAAAAGTCGGTGCTGTTCCCAAGGTCGAAAAAGTCCAAGCGGCCCCGCCGTGGTGGCTTGGCAAACGAGTCGAATGCCCGCGTTGCTTTATCGTCCTCACTTTGGAAATGGGTGACGCACCAGCGCACTACGTCAATTTCGCGCTCCGCTGCCCCACAAAAGGCTGCGGGGCCTACATCGCCGTGCGTCCTGTGTACGATCGGAGCGGAGCCATTGCGCAATGACCGAGCGCGATTTCATAAATCGTAAACAATTCGTGGAGCTGTCTCCGCTGCTGACGTACGACCGGGTGCGACGCCACGAAAAGGAATGGGGTCTGGATCAGTGCCGCGTGCCCACGATCAGAAAGCCGGTGCTCTACATCCGCTGCAAGGTGGTCATCCAGCTCACTCGCATTGGTCTTATTTGGTGACTTGGTTTACCAGAATCACGCAGCGTTGCCACGATTGCCAGATTCCGCCAGGTAGCAGCGTTGTTTCTTTCCGCCGACACGCCCAAATGTGCCAGCATCAATGGCACAAGTTCGTGGACAACTAAAACGCGCTATTCTCAACAGCCTCTTTCGGCAGGCCACGGACACCGTTTCCCTCCTCGACATTCTTGAAGCGTACCAGGACGCGCTCGTCACCGGGGTCAAAGGTGGTCGCGTCGTTGAGGCCACGAGTCAGAGCGGTCATTCCACAAAGTTTCGCACCCCGAATCCCGGTGAGCATTTCAGGCCGGAGGACATGGGCGAACTGACCCAGGAATTTATCGAGGCTTACAGCGACGCACTTGTCACGCTCTCCGCCCAGGACAACTCCAACCCCACTGACGCTCAGGTAGTCGCTGTCATGCTCGCTGATGATCGTCTGGCCTCGATCACGGTTACCCGTAGCGACTTCAGCCTGATCCGGTACCCCAACCGATTTTAACTATGGCCGGACTCATCCAGCACATTTTAGACGGCGTAACTTCGTGGCACCTGTCGCGCAAGGTTAAGGCCGGGACCGTGCTGGAACTGCCGGAGGCACGGTATGAATCGGCGTTTCCCTTTTATCGCAAGCGGTCGTACGTGCCTGGCACCATCCAGGATGCCCGGCTCGACGCTTCTCCAGGCGTACGACGTGAGCTGCTGAAGAATTCGCGATACTGGGAACGCAACTCGGCGTACGCGAACAAGCTCATCGACCTCTTTGAAGCGTTTACCGTTGGCTCGAATGGCCTGCATATCGTTCCCAGTTCCAGCGATGAGGATTGGAACGAGGCCGCGTCAGACTGGTGGAGAGATTGGTGCGAGCAGCCCGCCAGGGACAATTTTCAATCTTTCGGGATGCTCCAGGGCCTCATGGCGCGTGAGTGGTTTGTGGACGGCGAAATTTTTCTCAATCTGACCAGCGATCCTTCCACGGGTCGTCCTGCCTTCCAGCTCATCGAATCTCATCGCGTTGAAACTCCCGGTGACAAGGGACAGTACGAAGGCAACGGCATCACAGATGGTGTCGAGACGGACCAGGCCGGTCTGCCTACTGCCTATTACGTTCGCCAGCGAGACACTTCCTCGTTCTACGGCCAATCCAGTTTGATGGCCGGTGCTACGCAGATGTTGAACTACTCGACCCCTGGCACGTACGCACGAGTCAACGCCAGCAACATCATTCACATTTTTGAGCCGGTTCGAGCCGGTCTCAATCGTGGTCTCCCCATGTTGTATGCCGTCGAGCGCGATCTGCACGATCTGGATGACCTCCAGGACCTTGAAATGCAGAAAGCGAAGGAAAACGCGCGTACTGCAAAGGTCGTCAAAAGCAAAGCCGGTGAAGCTCCAAGCTCCGCCAATCTGTACCGGCAGAAGTATTCCACGCAAACCCAGGACGCGGCAGGCAACTCAGTTACGAAAAACATGCCGCAGTTCTATGAGATTACGCAGGGCGGTGACGTGATTTACATGCAGCCGGGCGAGGACATGAGCGAGTTTCGCTCTGACCAGCCCAGTGCGGCCACGCAGGACTACTGGAACACGTTGATTGGAAAAGTCTGTATCGGCGTCGGCATTCCCCGCGTGTTGGTCGTTCCTTATTCGATCCAAGGCACGGTTCTTCGCGCTGACATTGAAGTGGCTGCCGCCTATTTCCGCACTCGTTCCGCCGTGGTCGCTCACTCCATGCACCAGCTTTACAAGTTCGCCATGGGTTGGGCCGTCGAGCACGACCGCACTCTCAAACGAGCCACGCCGAAGGACTGGGACAATGTTGTCGTGCGTCCACCGCGTTCCGTCAACGTGGACGTGGGCAGAAATTCTTCGGCGCTCATCAATGAAATGAACGCGGGCATTCGCAGCCTGGCTCAGGTGTGCAGTGAGCTTGGTGTCGATTGGCGGGAAGTCCTTCGCCAGCGTGCCATCGAATGGGCTTACGCACAGAAGATCGCAGACAAAACGGGCGTTCCTATCGAGCGGATTATGGAACTGCCGAAACCTGCTACGCCTCCGTCTGCTCCGCCCGATGGTTCTGACCCTGACGCTGTAGTTATTCCCAAAGTAAACGGCAATGGCCATCACCGCCTGCAACTCGCTTGATCTATGAAAAAGTCTTTCTTCCACATCGGCCAAAAAGCCAAAGCCATAGCGCCAAAATCCCCGAAAGCAAACTGGGCGGATGAGAGATTTGTTTACGCCTGCCAGAACCTCATCACGTGTTGCACCGGCGCGTTGCGTGAAGGTGCCGACGCCATTGGCAACGAAGTCTCCACCGCCTGCTCTCAGGCCATCGTGTGCGCCAACGTCGCGATCTCCTGTTTCACCTATTACGACGAGGCCAGCTTGGCTGAGCGTATCAGCGCGTGCAGTGAACTCGCTGCGTGTTGCGAACTCTTGGAAGGCGCACTGGCTGAAGCGGATTTCGATGGCGCGAAATTCTGTTTGGAAGCTGCGCAGTCGTGCCAGGAGTTGTGCGCGTTGACGGCAGGCATTGAACCGGAGGAAGACGACGGCGCTACCAGCGCCGATGAAACTGCCACCGTTGCTCCGGCCCAGGCCAAAGCATCCAAAGCCCCCGCGAAAAAGGTTTCTGCCAAACGTCGTAACCCTGACTGGTTGATTGTCGAAGCCGTGGCCGGTGAGGACGGCACCGAATCGTACGACATGACCATTGATGGCGTCATCGGCGAAAGCCTCGACGACGACAGCCAGGTCGCATCCACAGAATTCAAAAATGCACTCGCAAAAATCCCCGCAGGTTCCGCCATCAACCTCTACATCAAATCACCGGGAGGAAGCTGCCTCGACGGCTACGCCATCTACAGCGCCCTCCAGGAGCGAAAAGACGATGTCACGGTCCATGTTATCGCAGCCCTGTCGATTGCTTCCATCATCGCACTCGGAGGCGGTCAGGTCCTCACGTCGCTCGCTTCCCAGTGGATGATTCATTCGCCGCTGTCGAGCACGTACGGCAACGAGGACGACCACGCCGACAGCATCAAAATGCTTAAAAGCTTCGGGTCCACCATGGCCGACGTTTATTCCGCTCATACCGGAATGAGCAAGGACGACTGCTTGGCCATGATGAAAGATGAAACGTGGCTCACCGGCAAAGAGGCGGTCGAGATGGGTTTTGCCGCTGCCCTGGACCAGGATGCCGACGAGGAGGAAGTGTCCGCTACCTGCGCAAAGATGGTTGCTGCCTGTGAGCAGAACCTCGAACCGCGCTACGCAGTCGCTGCGTACTACAAACCCACGAAATCAATTTCCGCTCGCGCTGATGCTGGCGGTAAAACCAACGCTGGCTCCGCCGCCAGCACAACCAAAACTGAGAAAGAAAGTATTATGGAAAAGCAAACAACTCCCGTGGCGGCGGCTCCCACCGCCAGCCCAACCCTTGAGCAACGCTTCGCCGAGGAGCGCAAAATGCGGATCACCGCTGAAGTGAATCGCCGCGCTGAGGGCAAAGTCACCAACTCCAATCTGGACTGGTGGATTGGCCAGGCGCTGGCCACGACCACCGCTGAGTCGGAGCAAGCGATTTACAAGCAGCTCGACGACATGCCGAAAGCTGCGGCACCCGGTGGTGCAGCCCTTCGGCCTGACAAGCCGGAAGCTGAATCATCCAGTGCGCCCGTGTTTGAAGTCCCGGTTGCACACGGTGCCCTGCCTCGCGCCAGCAAACGCCTTCCGTGGATGGAAGACGTGCGCAACCTGAAAAGCCGCGCAGCTCGTATCGAAGCGACCAAAAAGGATTGGGGTCAGAAGCTCGAATACTGCCTCCAGTTGGACGCCCGCGAAAACAAGGGCCAGTTGCCCGTGGCGGCAAACACGTACAGCGCCACGCTGATCACGGATTTCCTCGTGGATCAGGCCGTGACGATTCTCGTGGCTCGCTTCGCCGCGCTCAGTTCGTTCGCCATCGAATTCGGGCCTGACCGGATTAAGGAATACGCGACTGCGCAATGCAAATTCGTCACGTCGGCGGGGACCACACAGCGGGGAACAAAGTCGTCTCCGATCACGAATTTCGAGCAGGGCGACGGAACCGTGGTCCCAATCACGGTGCCAATGACGCACTATGTCAAATCGTTCAATGTCTCACAGGAGGATATGCTCAGCGGCCTGCGCATCGAGAATTTGATGCAGCTCAACCTGCTCCAGTTCACGAAGGACGTGACGCTCGACGCGCTCCAGCCCCTGGCAGCGGGACCTTCCAGCCAGCAAATTCCGGGTCCGCTGAATAGCTCCGGCAACGTCACGAGCTTCAGTGCCGGAACGATTCACATCAACGCCGGAACATTCGGGTGGAACGCTGGTCAAACGGACGGTCACGACCTGGCATCGCTCTGGGCGTACCTCAAAAACAGCCCGGAGAAAAATCTTATCCTGGACGGCAATCTCTATGGCCGTCTGACCAACTCGCCTGGATTCTTCCAGCCCGCGCTGGAGGACGAGAGCGGCGGTGGCGGTGACTCTGTGAAAACATTCGGGTGGGATCGTATTGAGGAAAACACGGTCTGGCCTGGGGTCACGGACGGCGGCGGCAACGCAGTCGGCGGTCTGGCTTGCAATCGTCAGGCCATCATCGGCGTCACCGGACTGCCTATGGTTCCGCCCAACATTCCGGGCGGGACGCTCACAGAAACTGTGGTCACGCTGCCAAATGGTCTGTCGGTCAGCATGTTCACCTGGTTCTCCCTCCAGGCCCGCAAATTCTGGAACTCGTTTGAACTCATGGGCGGCTTTGCTGGCGGCGACGCCAGCGCGGGTGCCGTGATCTTCAACGGCAAGGGTTCAGTTAGCTAAGCGCGGTCATGTGCAAGGCCGGGCATCGGGTTTGCCGGTGCCCGGTTCCAACCGATGGCAACCTTCGCTCCAACTCTCGCGCAGCAGGACCTGATTCTGGCTTTCCAGGATCAGCTCAGCTTGTACGGCCACACGTTGACCAGCACGGGCACGAATTCGTTCGATTGTCTGCTGACGCCAGCCAATCCGGCTGAGCCGGAGTTCATGGAGATTTTCAAAGATGCCCGCGAAGTGAGCATCGCCTCGGCCTTGCGGACTAGCATTACGAACGGAATCACCGCACAAACAACTCTCACGGACGAAATGGGCCAGCAGTGGGTCACGATCAATCGCGTGGATAATCCAAGCCAGATCACGGTCGAGTTCTGGATGACCAAAGTGGCGAGTGTGGACACGTGATATGCAAGCCAGCCTCACCATCGACACCACGAAATTCAACCTCGGCTGCGGTGTGTACGTCACCGAGCTGAAAAAGACTCCCCGTGAAGTGGTCATGGAACAGGCCGGTTTGCTCATGGTCGATTTAGGCCGCAATTTGCCACCGAAAGACCCAGAAAAAACCAAAGCGACCATTGAAAAATCGGTCCTGGGCAAATTCGGCACCATCAGCACGTCCACCGACGCGAACACTTTCACAGTTGGCTCCGGTGGCAAAGAGGGCCATGGCGATGTTCACTGGATCGGAGCCAATGCGACTTCGCTGTTTGGTGTCGCTAAAGAAAAAGACATGACGCAGGCCAGCGCGGAGGACCTGCGAAAACTGTATTACACAATCACCAAGAGTGGAAAACAGCGTGTCAGCCAGCACGGTCGTCAAAAAGTTTACATTTCTCAGCGCGTCACGACGAAGGAATCCACGCAAAAAAAGCTAATTAAAATCATTCAGGGCCGAGTTGGCCTCTTGCGAGCGTCGTTTTGCGTCGGTCTGGGTGAAGTCAATGCCAGGCAGAATCCGCCAGCCTTCGTGATGAAGCATGTGGCCTCTGGCAAGGCGAAAGGTTCATTCATCAATGGCCTCGGCCTGCCAGGCAAAGCTGAGTTCACGCTTATTTCAAACGCTGCTGGCTGCACGGATGAAAAATCTACTTATTTTCTACAATCCGCACTGAATCGTCGAGGGGAGGCCATGCTCACCAGGATTAGCTACCTCCAGAGAGAAGCCAAAAAGAAGGCGAGGTTTCAATGATCCAGGCAGCTCTCGATTTTGAGAACATCATTGAAGGTGCGATTGCCACGGTGCTGACAAACGCTGGCCTGAACGTCTTCACGACCGGGCAGATTCCCGATTTCCAAAAAGACCGGCCTCGCGTCCAGGTGGAATACATCCACGGCCCTGGTCATCTCCAGTGGGCCAATCCGAACGTGATACCCAGTGACTTGAAGGGCCAGAAGGTTGAAACCGCCTGGGCCAGCACGCTGCATACACTGATCGTCACGGCTGCCACCACTGCGGGCAAACAGCAGCAGTCGGATATTCGCGGCACAGTTCGGCTCGTGTATCTCAACTTGGGTCCGCAGTTGAACGGCAACCTGCTGACGCTCCACAAATTTAACCTGGTGAAGGAATCCGGCAGTTCACGCGGCATTCATCCGAACGACTCTAATTCCGAAGTGCTTCACCTGGTTCACGAAATCCAGGTCAGCCTGCATGAGTCCGTCTGGAGCCAATACGAGCGTATCACCAATGATGGTTCCGTCCGTGTTGGTTTCATCAGGATCACCAACTGACCATGCCGATCTTGTTCAAAAACATTACCGACCTGAACCAGGGCACCGTGATCAGCGGCACGGATGTCATTGAGATGGTCCACAATCCCGGCGTCAACGGTGAGAACGTTCAGGTGACGGTGAATACCCTGGCTGCGGCCATCGGCGGCGGGGGCGGCGGTCAAATTATTGAGTACTCCGGCACTTATCCCAGTTCTCCACCAGCGAACTCCAACAGCCCGGCAATCGCGTATTCGGCGGATGGTACTGGCTCCGTGTGGTTCTGGAACGTCACCGGGCAGACCTGGATTTGAAAATGAAAGCCACCCTGATTTTTATTTGCGCCCTGTTAGCACTGTCAGTGCGGGCAGCCAGCCCACTTTTCAGCCAGTTTGATACGAACAGTTTTGCATCTGATCCGCTGGCCGGATATGTGCGGGCTAACACAAACGCCAGCAACCCAAATGCGCTGGCAACCAAGGGCGATTTGAACGGCAGTTCTAACGCGCTGAATTCAGCCATTCAGTCGGCAAGCAGCACCGCCAATCTCGCCGTCGTCACCAACGATTCCCGCAAACTCATTTTGGGCAACTCGGCGAATCAAATCAGCGGCACATTATCAGGCTCCGCGCTCGGCACCTTTATACAATCCAATTCCCTCGTGACCGGCACGGCAAACCCTTTCCGCATAGGGTTTAATTCTGGCATCGGCTTTTATGTTTCCGGGACCACCGCAGGACAAGAGACTTCCGTGGGTCTTTTGTCGCCTTGGGAAAATGTGGTCGATTATGGAAACGGATTTCCAGCCTTCAGTGCCTACGACGGCGTTGCGGGTGATTATACGTTTCGATTTTACCGAATGATTTCGACCTTGCCGACGACAAATCCAGACCCAACGAAACATACCGTGGCGGGAGTGCGCTACGGAAATATCGGCGCACAGCAAACCATTTACGCGCCCTTTATCGGCGGCTCTGCGGGGTCGCTGATTGATTTGCCCTCACATGACGGCGCTGAATTTCATTCCGCCATGCCGAAGCCATGGCTCGGTGTTTACACTGATGACACTACTGGAACGGCAACCGATTCAAATCCTGGGCCAGAGATGACCAATTACCTTTACCTGACAAACATGTCTTATTTTTTCGAGACCAGCGGAATCACGGCGGCGCTCAACACTTACGGGACTGCGCCTAATATCTGGGGCGATTGCGGGTGGGAGCAAACTAATCGCACGTCAGACGGAGTGATCCAGGTAAACACAAATCTGTTTCCCTTCGGATTCCAAAACGAAATTTCGATTGTGCATTCGCACGGAACCACGTTGACGCTTCACATTTATCAGACGGCCAATTTGCCCAATCAATTTCCCAATCTCGTGGCGACAGTCCCGGATATGGCCTGGCGCACAAGTTTGGGCGGACATTTTTGGAACAGCTACCCAAGCGGAACCGGAGCGCAGGCAGGTTATCAAACGAATTTCACGTATCCGGCCATCACGCCTGACACAGTGCAAGTTGACCTGCTTTGGTTCTACACGAACGGTGTTGACGGAATCATGGATGCAGACCTCGACTCTCAGGAGGCGGAATCGCAAGGCTACGAGCATTACCGGCTGGCTAGTGTAGGTGATGCGATTCTCTATCCGCTGACTAAAAATTCTGGCCGAACAGCATGGCGAAACTGGACTCCACCAGACAGCGGCGGGAACAATGGAGCCATCGCCACGACTTCATTTACAAACTCGCCATCCCTGCATCATCAACTTTGGTTCGGATACTTTGTGAACCATAGCGGCTCGGAAACGCCTTACTACGCGAACTTCATTTCGCCAGACCAGTCCCCTGGGAATGTATCTTCAGATTCCTTGTTCGGCATGGCGATGTCTTATGCGCAGCTTTACGAAAACATGGGCGCAACGAATTGGCCTATTGGAACCTTCGGTTTCGCCGGGACACACGATTTCGGTCTAGGGATTACGATGGGCCAATGGACTAACTGGTATTCGGTCGTTGGCGAGTTCAATTTCTGTTCGGCCTCGCTGTGGTATACGAATGCCTGGAACACCAATCAGACTCCGATTGTCACCAATGCCAATTTCCTAGCGACCTGGACGGACACGACAGGCGGATGGCCGAAGCCCGTGTTTTGCGATTCATTTGTGGATGTGGCTGGAAAGGATTATGAGGGCACGAATAGCTTATGGATTCGACAGTTGAAAGATGGCTACGCGGTTCTGGCCTCGAACCTCGGCACCGTGTCGAGTAATTATAATTCCTCACTCGTCATTAACGGTGGCGTCGCTACAAATCAGGTTTATTGCGCGACGAACATTTTGACCCAGACGCCATTCGGTACCGGATTGCTGACCAACAATTTCATCGGAACCATCGGCGCAGCCTCGCGAGCATGGGTGAAGCTCACGCCGTATTCAATCAATGGAAACTTTGTCGGCAACGGCGCGGGTGTGACCAACACACCGTTTTCCAATTTGAATCTCTCGCTCGTGATTGGGAGCGGAAGTAATAACGTCGTCGGCTACCTCAATTTCACGAACAACCGGATTCATTACACGATCCCTGTTTGCACCAACGCTGTGCCATGAACCGACGCGCTTTCATTCGGCGGGCCGGTTGGGTTTCTACTGGCTTGATTTTCGTCCCGAAATTGCTTCGGGCCGACAACGTGACGAACTTTGTCGCGGGTCAGGGTATCGGCCTTGGGGAAACCATTTCGACCACGCCAAGCGGAAGCGGTGGCGGTGGATGGTCTCTCATCGGCAGTGGAATCGTCGCTGCCAGCACGGATCAAGTATCGGTCACGACGGCACCATATAACACAGTCGGGGCTTCCTTGATTGTTATTGTTGAAACGGCAAATACGGCCAAGGCGCCAACGGATTCCAAGGGCAACACGTATACGTTGCGGGCCGATGGAACTCAGTCGTTTGGCAATGCACATTCCTACATTTACGCCTGCACTTCTCCCATCACCGACGCCGCGCAAACCTTTAGTGTCGCGGGCGCGAACTCACCCGCTCTCTGCGTCATGGCCTTCAGTGGCGGGATTGGAACATTTGACCAAGCCAATCACGGCTTCAACGATCTGACGACGACCGTTCAGCCGGGTTCGGTTACGCCGACTGCCAGCGGCGAACTGATTATTACTGGGATTGGTTACGGGGCCGGAACCTCAGCATCCGTCGATTCCGGCTTCAACACGCCGCTAAACAGCGCTCCGGGCTCCCACAGCACTGGCGGCGCAATGGCCTATCTCGTGCAGGCCGTCGCTGCCGCAATCAATCCCACTTGGACGGTTGGAGCAGCGGATAAATGCACGGCAGTCATCGCGACTTTTGAGAAATGAAATCCCTGCTGCCAGATTTCCATCAAATGAAGCGTTTTCCATAAAGAAATCCTTGATTTTTAACCCACAACCAAAGGAAATAAAATGAGCATTCAATACCCAACAACTCCGAACGTCACGCCGACCGGAGGCAGTTACAACGACAGTTCCAGCGTTTACGGCTCCGCCCAACTGACATTCACCAGCGGCGGCACGCAGACGTACGACACTAATGACTTCACACCGGACTACGACAGCGGTCGCAAAGAGCTGACGAATCGTTTCGGCGTGCCGAACCAGGCATTTGGCTTGCCAGCGACGCCCAACGGCAGTTGCACGCTCCAGATGTCATCCAACAGCGCCCAGATTCCCAGGCCGGGCTGGACGTTTACGGCTGACGTGACCGGGGCGATCACCTGGATCGTGAGCAAGGTGGCCACGCCCTATAAAAAGGATGACTTCCTGCTGCTGCCGGTCAGTTATTACCAGAAGCTCAATTAACGGGTCCTGCTGTGCGCTCTGATGTCACATATCAGGAGGCGCTCTTTCAGCAGAACCTTGTTTGGAATGTTTCCTGGGCCGGAGTCAGCGAGGACATCTGCGGAATAGAGGCGCTGCCGTTTACGCCACTGCATTTCGTGCGGTTGGCAGCAGCGCGTTCGCCTTTTGTCTGCGGCGGTCGTGAGCCGACTGAGACGGATGTCGGCAATTTCCTTTGGTCCGTCAGTCCGCTCTACGATCCGTGCAGCCGTTGGAAAAAATTCCGTCACTGGCTCCGCTACTTTCAAGCCTGCCGTAAAGTCACTCGCGATCAGTTCATTGCGAGCATTGACGAATACCTGGAGGAGGCGTGGCAGGATTCACCGCCGCGTCCGGCCAACGGCGGAAAATCCAAGGCGTACTACTCGCCTGTCGTCAGCCTCATGCGAGCACTCTGCCCGGAATACAGCATGACGCCTGAGACCGTGCTGCGTACGCCCTATAAGCAACTGTTCCAGTTGTACAAACCAGTTGGCGCTGCCGTGGGTGTTCCCTTGACCGCTCCGGCTGACAGCGCGTTTCTTCGCGAGCGTTCCCGAACTCGAAACTGATATGACCAAGCTGGAACAGATCATGGTAAAAATGGGCTTTGATGTCAGCGAAGCCAGCAAGGTGGGCGACGCCATGAACAAGGTCAAGGAGGGCACCAAAAAAGGCGGCGAGGGCATTGACGGCTTCAACACGAAAGGGCGTGAGATGAACGAGCTGATCAATAAAATCGGCGCGTCTTCTCCCGTTTTGGGTTCCGCCCTCAAAGCCTGCTTCAGCCCGGAGGCGGCTGGCATTGCCCTTTTCCTTGGCGCTCTGGAGTTCGTTAAAAGCCAGATCGAAAAGGTGGAGGAAAAAGTCAAAGAGTTGACCCAGGAAATGCGGGAGATGTGGCTGTCGGAGCAGGATTCAGCGATGAAAGCCCAGGAAGTGTACGAGGCTTATCAGCAAAAAATCTCCGAAATCCTGGATTCCAAAAATCAAAAACTGGAGAACGAAGCCAAGGCTTACGAGCGGCAGTTGGCCGCGCTCAAAAATATCACCGGCGAGCACGAAAAGGTCCTCGCCAAAATTTACGAGGTCCAGGATGCCGATCAGAAGCGCCAGCGTGCCAAAGAGGACAAGACGCTGGATGCCCGGCAGGAAAAGGAATTGGCCGGGGCCGGAACAGAGGCTGCCAAGGATGCCATCAGGAAACGTTACGAACTGGAAAAAGAAGCCATCAACAACCGGCGTGAGTATGAGGACGCCGTTACCAAGCGGCAGCGGGAAAAGCAGGCCGACGCGGATGCGGCCACGGCTGAAAAGGCCACGCAGACAGCCATGGCAAACCGTTTAAAGGCGCTGGAGGCGGCACAACAAAAATCTCTTGATGATGGAAAGAGCCTCGCCCAGGCGCAGAAAAAACAGCTTGCCGACAAGTACGCGCTGGAGGCTGAGCAGGGTAAAAATCTCGATAATCTTAAAAAGGAAATGGCCAAAGCGGATGCCGAGGTCAATCGCCGAGGCGGCGGCAGCGTCCTGCACAACCTCGCCCGAACTGCTTCCTATGCCATGGGTGAAACCGGCGCTGCGCTGCGGGAGCAGGATGACGCCGGACTGGCGGACGCTCAAAAGAAGCAGGCCGACTTGCAGGCGCAGTACACCAAAATGCTTAAAGATCGGGCTGAGCTTCAGAAGAAAATCGAGGAGTCCACCAAAAAGATTTCTGAAAATGAAGCTGATGTGCAGGCGCGTAACACCGCGATCAATGAACTGAAACAGCAACAGAAAGACCTTAACCAGCAGATCGCGCAGAACCAGTTACAGCGACGAGCTATTGGCGGTATCGCTGACGCCGAATTGAACCGCCTAAAAGGCGATCTGGGCATGGCACAAGCCATGAGCAGCGGCAATCTCGCTGCATGGTGGACGGGCAATTCAGGAGACTTCAGCCTCACCGGGCAGGTTGGCCGGGACTATGCAGCGCGGCACGGCGGCTTCGGCCTGCCGAGCCAGATAAAGACCAATGCCAAGGAGGATCAGGACAAACAGCAGACGGATTTTTTGAAGGACATCCGCGACATTCTGGCTGGAGACAAATAAAATGGCCAACCCCGGAGCAATTTACACGGATGGTGATTTCACAGTGCCGAACCCAGTGACGCTGCCGGTGCTGTCCGCACCCATACAGGGCGTCAATGTCGATTACATTCTCACGCAGGAGTTCGTCCAACTGGAGGCCAACTTCACGTCCTTGCCGCTCAACACCGCGTACCCGAATTCGGCTGGCAGCAGTCCCGGTGCTGATTTTGCTGGTGATGACAGCTACAACAGCGCGGGATTCATTCTGGTAGGCGAAGGTCCACGTCAGGACATCGGCGCTGGCGTTGTGCGCTGGACGCGCCGTTATGCCAGAATTCCAAGCACTCATTATGACCCGGTGCAGGTCAGCTATCAGTTTCCTGGTTTCCTGGAATTCCTTCCCCTGGAAACACTCGTCCGAAATCCCTTCACGCGCTCAGTGCCTGGCACGGTCGAGTATGCCTATTTTCTGGCGGGCACGAACACGCAGGCAGCCATTCAGGCGGTTGAAACAACTAATTACGTGGCGGCACAACAATACGTGTGGCCCAGAACCTTTTCACCGCCGCTGCCCAGTTCCAGTTTGCAAGTGGATTACCTCTGGGACCTGACCACCCCAACGTTGGCAACGTACGCCAGTTGGGTCAGCAGTGGAACCATCACCATCGTTCCGTATGCGAGCCAGTTCACCCGGTGGGAAGGAAACATTTTGAGGCGGGAAGTTATCACCATCCTGCCGCAGTAGCTCTATGATCACACCACTTCAACTCCTCTCCGTGCGGCAGATGGCGATTTCGCTATCCAAGGGCATCGGCACCGGCCTCATCTGGTTCGCCTCGGTGGTGCTGGACGAGCATACGCTGATTCCTGTCGGCTCAGCTCTCGCTGTCGGCCTGGTCATCTGGAGGTCCAGCGCGGTGATCCAGAGATTTCGTGACAAGGTGGAAACCCTGGAGCGTGACCTCAATCAAATGAGGAAGGATATGCGCCGACAAAGGGACGATTAACAATGGCCGCAACTCCACCAGTCATTCAGCCGGGTAAGAAGCTGGACTATACCAGCCGTCCTTTCCGTGGTGGTAAGCGCGTCAATTTTCTCATCGCACTGTTCAACGCGATGAATAATCTGCGCGTGAAGGTCGTTTCGACCGTGGGCACCACCGGCTCCAGCCCCAGTGCGCTGAACAACATCACGCCTGCGTTCAGCTTCGACAGCACTGGTAACGCAGTTCTGACCATTCCGGTTACCACGCAGGCCAGCCAGCAGGGCTGGTTTTGGGTGAGTGGCAGCCGCAATTACAACCCGGCCAACTCGTACATGGATCAGCAGCTTGTTTACGTCCAGCCGACGAGCGCCGCAGCTACAACCGGAATTCTGAACCGGGCAACGCTTTCCAACGTGAAGTCTGTGGCAGGAATCTGGGTCTGCCTCCAGGCAACGGCTCCAACCGTGATCTCTGGTACTACCTATTACGACGTTCCGCAGCTCCCTATGCCGGTTCCTGGTGACATGGACAGCGGGAGCAATTTCTGGGCGCTGGTTAGTCAGGACCCGCTTTGCGTTTAGCTATGAGTCCAAGCCTTTCCACGTCGGATGTCCGATATTGTGCTCTGATCGACGCCGTAAATTTCAGCAATTATCTGCTGAGTCATGCCGGTGATCGAACGTATCGTCTTCACCTGATCCTCCGTAAGCTTGTGGGAAAACCGACGTTTCTGGTCTCGGTCCCTGTTATTATCGCTTTTGGTGCCAAGGAAAAGATGCGCCGGATTGCAGCAACGCCGGTTATCTCCGCGAGGGCAGTCGTGAAGTACGCACAATCCTTTTGGTATTGGGCCACAGTGGATAAGCCAGGAAACTCGGTGAGCCATAACGTGAGGCCCGCCTCCTGTAAGACGGATGGAGCCGTAACCACCGCGTGTACTCGCAGTCCAAAGCCAGCACGATTCGGTAATTTTTATCTTCGAGAAGAATCTTCTAAGCAGTCCGGCAGTAATTTCAATTTCCAGTTCTTTAAGCATGTTGGTCATGCGGGCTGGAATTTGTTTACGAAGACGTTCCGGCCCGCTTCCTTACAGAACGGAATAGGAGAAGTTTATGAGTGAGGGGGACGATAGACCATTTCGAGAACCCTGTGACGGCCAGTCGCTGTGTGGCGCTGGCCCGCTGTGGCAGCACGGGACGAACACTGCGCAGAACATACCGCAGTACATCAATACGACCGGTGTGCCCGACTGGGCGAGCAGCGGCACGATCAATCCGTACGAGCGTTGGACACCTGATCCCGGTGGAGGAGAAAGCTGCGACACGCATTTTTGCGTGGACGGTGGCGCTCCGTGCGTGGCTTGGCCGAAGCCCTATCCGACGAACACATTCGCTTCCAGCGGCACGAATATCGACCTCAGCCTGTGCCACAAAACCGGATTCAAGAATGTTCAGGCCCGCCGTACGTGGCACGGCTGCTTTGGGTGGGTGTCGAGCTGCGTCAACTGCAACACCAACTTGTGCTCAGATGGTTCTGGCTATCGCTCGTGGCAGGGCACGGCTGATCAGACCAAATATCTGGTATGCACAATCGCCTCCACACTTTCCTCGGGATGGGATGACACGGACGGAAGCACCTTTTACAATTTCTTTTCCAGTACAGCCACCACGCGCACGGTCAACGCGCAGACCGGCGAAATCACCGAAACAAAATCCAACAGCGAATCAGATTCCAACACGCCCGATAGCGGCGGTTCCACTACCACCACTTCTGACATGACTGACGGTGTCGGTACAGTGGATGGAACGACTTACGCCAACAACGCCGGTAGCCTCACCGACGCGATTTTAAGCGTTGATTTTCATTGCGACACACCGCCATTGCCGAGCGCGGGCGGATTTTTCGGAGGCAACGATAGCTTGATTGCCGCCATCAGTGATTGGAATGCTGAACTATTGCTCGGAAGCGGAGCCTTTCCGGCACCGACCGATCCGAACAACTATAACCAGATTGTAAACGTCGGAGATGGTGCTGGAGGCGTGATTGGCAGTTACAAAATTTCATGGTCGCGCAGTGCGACGGTGTTTTCGTGGGATGTGGAATTCACCCGTGATGTCGGCGCAGGCCAGAATTATTCCTTCAGCGGTTCAGCCACGCTCTCAAGTGCCAATACCAGCGCCGACATCTACTCCGATGTCGTCACTCTGCTCAATGAATGGCCGCTCAACGATGACACGCTGTACCCGTGGCGCACTGATCTTAAAGTCAGTGTGGCTCCGCTCGTTACGCGGAACGAATTTGTCACCATTGCCACGCCCATCGGATTCAATTCATTCACGCAGGATGATTTTCGCTCACCCATCAATGACGCCAGTGGTAACGCGCCCTTCAGCGCGGGTTGGACGCCCACCTTCAGTCAAATGAACTGGAAAGACCCTAACATTTGGGTCTTCACCTTTGCCGATGGCACCCAGGCGGCAGTTGGAGGATCATTCGGAGCCAGCGCCGCTGCCACTGGGTTGATGGCGCTGTTTGATGGCTCCATCGTCGGCGCTCCATTGCCAGCCGGGTATAAGAATTTTTTCGATTTTGGGTTTCTCGACGTGCGCGGCTGCTGCGACCGTCCGCCTGACAATCCCGGTGTGCAGACGTGGAGCTGGTACCAAGTGGGATGGGGCCAGACTCCCGAAACGTTTAACAGCAACTCCGGCTGCGGATTGCCGCTCAATGCCACGCAGTGGAATAACTGGTTTGAGGCTGTAAACAAACCGCAGGGTGCTTATCTCTTTTATGCAGACCAGGGCCAGGGTTATTTCGGTCAGGGTTGCGTATCGTCTGGCAGCGGCAGCGGTGCCGGTGATGCTGGCCAGCTCGTCGGCTGCAAGTACGCTGAAATCCTGGAGATGTGGCCATCCCAGAACTTCGCGCTGCCAGCAGGCGATATGAAATTCTGGTTTGATGAAAACCACGTATTCTGCGCCACGAACATTTCCGGCTCCGGCGCGGGTTCCACGTGGAGCCTAACTGATCCGATAACCGGCACGCCTCCGCCTGATTCAACGGACTTCAGCGGCGACTGGGGCGGCTCTGTTGTCAGTGGCTTCTACAATGTCACCAGCTACTCAGGCGGCACTTTGACACTTGGTTCAAAAATTTGGGACGTGCCAAGCAACTGGAGTTCAAAGAGCAACAGTGACGAGGCGCTGTGCTTCGGCAAACTCCGCTTTCCCTCATATCCGTCCCTCCTGGGCCGGGTGAAGATCACGCCGGACGTGGCGGGCACAGCGTTTACATTTGAAACTCCGCAACCAGCGTTCGGCATGGATGACTCGACGCACCAGGAAAAAGTTGATTTATGGGACGAGACAATGACATCGCTGGCGAGCAACGTCACGGCCACGCGGGTTGACGATTCCACGTTTACAACTGGCAGCGCCTATCTCACCGCCAAGTATGTCACAATTCACGGCGGACCTGCCTGGTACGTCAACGACACCCGCCCGAAAGGCGACTATGCGTTTTTGCAGTGGGTGGCGGATTTCCGAGCGCCAGGAGAATATCTCCGCTTGAATGGTGCGCTCGATTGCTCCGGCACTCAGATTCCAATTCCAGCCACGGTTTCGTACACAAACGCTGACTGTAACGACAGTCCGATCACGGTGACCACACCGGGCAACGGGTACGCTCAATTCTGCCAGACCGAAGGATGCCGGGGCTTTGCCCGCTGCAATCCACGAGTCATCTGCATTTCGCCGAACTGCGAATCATTCCCGAACGGCATCACTTATCCTTTTCCCAATGTGTCCACGGATTGCCAAGGTAACGACATCGCACACCCCATCACGTTCTCCCTCGATGAACAGTACGGCTCCAAGTGGTGGGGCTACGTTCAGTCCACGATGACAGACCTGTACTGGCAGCAGCCACACCGGCCCTGCAACATCGAACCGTGCGCAAAGTGGCAGATGGACGGCGGTAGTTGTGCGGACGATCAGGCGCTCGACTGTCCGGTGTTCTGTTGTCCAGGTGACGACGATTACGATCCTGATTCGAGCCAGCCACCAACTTACTACTACGGCCACGCTCCGCAGGCGGAGCCACGTTTGAGCGTGCCCAACAATTACGGCATGAGTCAGGACGAGTCTGGGCCGACTCTGCCGACTGGCATCCAAGTGGGCTGGCTGTCGCCCGTGAACAACACGACCGGGGACATCGCTTTCCCTCCGGTTCCACCTGGGGCGCTTGGTGACAATGGAGCACCGGCAGGTGCAGCCGTGACATGGGATTTACACGCCTTGTTCTGTGGGTCTGGCCCTGGTTGCCGTTTCAGCGGATACACCGTTCCAGGCTGTGACCCTGCATGACATGCACTCCGTTTTTTTAACTCAGATCAGCGGCCCGGCTACGGCGGGCGCACGAGTCGTCACGGTGGAGGCGAAAGCATTACCGACTGAAAAGTGGCCTCTATGGGCAAAAGCCATGGCGCTGATGAAGAAAAAGGAAGATGAGGGAGTAGGGGACACCGTTCATCGGGTTATCGGCCATCCAGCCTCAGAGGCTTTCCAAAAGTGGTATCTCCGCATGTTTGGAAAAAGCTGCGGCTGTGCGCGTCGTCACCGGGAGTGGAATTCCAAATATCCGTACGCAGCAGATAAGACGGAGTGAAATAATCTGCGCGGGGATCGTCGCCTGCTTCCAGTTGAACGGTGGTGACTGGCGCGTACGGTGGGTCCGCGATAATCACGTCTTCGCTTGGGAGTTGAGTCACATCTTTCCAGGCGTCCACGTCCGTGTCTTCAAATTCATTGTCGTAGTCCATAGCTTAATTACCGATTGCCTTTGCGAGTTTTACAGCCTCCCTGACCGGCCAGCGATTCGCCAGGGCGGCAGCCATGTCCTCGTTCTCGCCACAGGTGACCCAGAGGCCAAAAACCATCAGGGCGATCACCTGTCCACCCGTGAGCTTTTTGTTGGGGTCCCAGGCAGGGATGACGAACTGTGGCTCCTGGCAGAGATGGAGCGGCTGCTGTTCGCTGATCTGGGAAGCCTGGTAGGTTAACTCGTTAAGCCGCACAATCGGCAGCGAGCGCAGCCGGGGCAGCATTTCAACGCCGTACCACAACACAGCCATTTTAAGTTCATCGCTTTGGGCAGCAGTCACCCTGGAAAGAACCGAAACCAGGAAGATCGCCATTTTCAAAAGGCAGTCTTGAGCAGGTGTCACCCAGGAAAGAACGGAAAAGTCGTGCGGCTGTGCGCAAAGGCACGTCAGATGGAATCAGCGGTATCCTTACGTTAGTCGTAATGGTCATAAATGACTTCTCCTTGGAGGATGTCGCCTGTGTAATAATCGCGCCATAGACCCTGAGCGTCCCTGTATGCGAATCGGTGTTTTCCTAAATTTTCCACGAAGACACCTTTTCCAACAGGCGGCAAATGCTTGGACGATTCTTGTTCACCATTTTTCCCAGATTCCATAGGTTTACAACTATCCTTTGCGCCCTACTGTTCTGTCAAAAGATTTAATGTATAGACATCGCCATCGCAATACGCAGCAATGGGGGTGACACCCTCCTAGTCGCAGTTCTCCACGATAAATCAGCTTGCCGGTCTGGCTTTTCTAGTTTTTGTCCGTATGTTTCACTATGGGAGCATTGATCAAAAACTGTGAGACTCAGGCATTTCTTAAAAGCCTTAACGAGTGGACGCCAAAAAGAGCGGAGGCAAAGGAATTCAATTCATCGCTTCAGGCGGTGATGTTCTGCCAAAAAAACAAATTGGAAAAGGTGGAAGTGATATTGGTAACTGACGGTGCTGAATACGATGTGCCACTTCACCAAAGTCCTGAATGCAAAGACAAGACAGGTTAGCTTTTCATTCGGCGGGAAGATTCGTGAATTTTTTCCTTGCTCTTGTCCCAATTACCTCCCAAACCGGGACGCAAGCGATTGCGTCCCTTTTTGTTGCCGCCGCGCGGAGCGCCGAGCACCAGCTCGGCAAGATGGCAGTTCCACGCGCCGATCTGGAGATCGGCGCTCCATCTCCGCTCCCTCCTGTTCAATTCTGCAGACTCGCGGAACTCACCTCTCCGGGGTACTCTGTGCCCATGGCGAAACGGCTTTTTCTTCTGGATGGCATGGCGCTCGTGTACCGCGCCCACTTCGCGCTCATCGCGCGGCCGATTTTTACGTCCAAAGGCGTCAACACGTCCGCGCTCTACGGCTTCACCCAGACCCTGCTGGAAATCTTGAGCAAACAACAGCCGACGCACCTCGCCGTCGCATTCGACACGGATGCGCCGACGCCGCGGCACACGGTTTATCCGGAATACAAAGCCACGCGCCAGGCGATGCCGGAGGATTTGTCGGCGGCGTTGCCGCACGTGCGACGGATGCTGGAAGCCTTCCACGTGCCGATTTTGGAATGCGACGGCTACGAGGCGGATGACATCATTGGCACGCTCGCGCGACGCGCGGAGAAGGAAGGTCTTCAAACTTACATGGTCACGCCGGATAAGGACTTCGGCCAGCTCGTGGATGAGAACACGTTTCTTTACCGGCCCTCGCGCGCGGGCGACGGCGTGGAAATCATGGGCGTGGAGGAGATCAAGCAGCGTTGGGGCATCCAACGGCCGGAACAAGTCATCGATATTCTCGCGTTGATGGGCGATTCGGTGGACAACGTGCCTGGCGTGCCGGGGGTCGGCGAAAAAACGGCGATGAAGCTCGTGGGTGAATTCGGCACCGTGGAAAATTTGCTCGCGCGCAGCGGCGAACTGAAAGGGAAGCTCAAGGAAAATGTGGAAAAGAATCGCGAGGTTGCGTTGCTCTCGAAAAAACTGGTGACGCTGTCGTGCGACGCGCCCTGCGATTACAAGTTGGAAGAGCTCAAGCTGCGTCCGCCGGACGAGCCGAAAGTGAAGGAGCTTTTGATCGAGTTCGAGTTCAATTCGATCGGGAAGCGCTTGTTCGGTGAAGATTTCAAAGCCGGCAGGGGATTTGGCCCGGCAGCTTCACCGGTCAGCAAAGGCGAAGCGTCGGAGCGCCGATCTCCTGATCGGCGCGAACAAGCAGAAGGTGCAACCTCCGCCGAGCAGCCTCCGAGCATTCCAAAAGCAGATTTGAAATTCCTGCCAGACGTGCCGCACGATTATCAAATCGTTTCGACCTGCGCGCAGCGCACGGAATTGATGGAAACGCTGCGCGCATCTAAATCGTTTTCACTCAAAGTGCGGACACACGGCGAGGACGCCAAGGACGCGCGACTGGCGGGATTGGCTTTTTCCCTGAAGGCGCACGCTGGATTTTACGTGCCCCTCTCCGATGACGTGAAGGGCGCGGAGGAAATTCTTCAACAGTTCCGCGGCGTGCTGGAGTCGGATACGATCGAGAAGATCGGGCACAATCTAAAATTCGACGCCAGCGTGCTGAAGTGGCGCGGCATTTCGCTGCGCGGAAAACTTTTTGACGCAATGGTCGCACACAGCCTGGTTGAGCCCGACATGCGGCATACGCTGGGCTATTTGTCCGAGGCGTATCTCGGCTACAGCGTGAGCGCGGCCGCCGAGGAAAAAAAAGAGGAGCAACTCAGCCTCGGCGATGTGGCCTCGGAAAAGATCGCCGAACGCGCCATGGAAGCCGCCGACGTGGCGCTGCAATTGCGCGCAGCGCTGGAGCCATTGCTGAAGGAAAAGGGACAGGAACGCGTGTTTTATGAAATTGAAGCGCCGTTGATCCCGGTGCTGGTGGACATGGAGTTCGAAGGCATTCGCGTGGAGTCCACCGCATTGTCGGAATTTGCCACACAACTTTCGCGCGAGATGGCGCAATTGGAGAAAACAATCTGCCAGGCGGCCGGGCGGGAGTTCAATTTGAATTCGCCGCGGCAATTGGGCGAAGTCTTCTTCGAGGTGATGAAAATTTGCGAGGCTCCCAAGAAAACCAAGACCGGCCAATACGCGACCGACGAACAAACGCTGCTCGCGCTTGCTCCGGACCACGAAGTCGTGCGGAAGCTTTTGGATTATCGAGCCGCGTCGAAATTAAAATCCACCTACGCGGATGCCTTGCCAACGGCGATCTGGCCAAAGACGAATCGCGTTCACACTACTTACAACCAGGTGGCGACCGCGACCGGCCGTTTGAATTCTCAAAATCCGAACCTCCAGAACATTCCCATCCGCAGCGAACGCGGCCAGGAAATTCGCAAGGCCTTCGTGCCGCGTGACGCAAAACATCGCCTGCTCTCCGCGGATTATTCGCAGATTGAATTGCGCATCATCGCGGGACTGAGCCGCGAGGCGGGGTTGCTGGAGGCATTTCGCACTGGCGCGGACGTGCACACGGCCACGGCGGCGAAAGTTTATGGCGTCGCGGCGGATGGGGTGACGACTGAGATGCGTAGCAAGGCGAAAATGGTGAATTACGGCATCGCGTATGGCATCTCCGCGTTCGGCCTGGCGCAGCGGTTGGGCATTCCCCGGCGCGAGGCCGCGGAGATCATTGACCAATATTTCAAGCAATTTTCCGGCATCCGCAAATACATGGATGACACCATCGAGTTCGCGCGCAAAAATGGCTATGTGGAAACCGTGACCGGCCGCCGGCGCTACATCCGTGACATCCGGTCATCGAATGCCACCGTGCGCGGCAGCGCGGAGCGCAACGCCATCAACGCCCCCATCCAGGGCACCGCCGCGGACATGATCAAGCTGGCGATGATTCACATTCAGGCCGAGTTGCAGAAACGGAAGCTGAAGACGAAGATGCTGTTGCAGGTGCACGACGAACTGGTGTTTGACCTATTGAAAACCGAAGAAAGGGAAGTGCTGCCAATCGTGGAAGAGAAAATGAAAGCGGCCATTGCGCTGGAAGTGCCAATTGAAGTGGAAATGGGCGTAGGTGAAAACTGGCTGGAGGCGCACTAACCTGCGAAGTGCTCCGTCGCAATTTATCGAAAGGACTCCATATTCAGTCCGCTACCTTCAATGATACTTTTGAGAGTTCCAATCGGGATAGGTTTGTTTCCGTGCTTCGCGACAATCACCTGACGACCGTTTTCGTGGCGCCATTTTTGATGACTGCCGGATTGTGCGACCAGTTGGAAACCGTGCCTGCGCAGAATCTTGACGACCTCTTTTGCGTTGCGGATTGGAATCGCTGACTCACGGCACGGCGAGTTTGACCACTTTCGCACCTTTTTTAATTTTGACCGGAGTAGGCTCAAACCACAGCCGCAACGCTTCCTTCGCGTTCGCGATTGCTTCCTCCTCCGTATCACCGGCTGACGCGCAGCCAGGCAGTTCAGGGAAACAGCCGACCAGCGATTGGTTTCGGGATCGTGCTCAACGACTAGCCGAAGTTTCATAATACGGAAATAGTTTTAATTTCTGGCCAAAGCAAGTTTGTCGAATTGAATTCAATCACAACCGATGCGCCTTCAAAAATTTCCTAAACGCCGAGCACGCAAACAGCATCGGATAATCCCGCCGCATGGTTTCTACGGAAACCTTGCCCCACAAGAGATTCGCCCAGTGGTTGGGAAATTCCTGGCATTGCTGCGGCTTCACGGCATGGACGAGACACGAGTTGCCCTCCAGGAAAATGCACGAGTGGTCGTCGCGCTCTTTAAGCGCAAGCCCGGTCCGGTCGTTGCGAAGACGCGTATGTCGCTCAACGAAATCCTTTTCGCTCAAACCCAGAAATGCCGCGAGCTTTCGCGCATCATCACCGACGAGCCGGACCTCACCCGGCCAGCGGCAACAGGCAGCGCATCGTTGGCATTGAAGGTCGAATTCCATGTTGACGGGATGTGTTTGAGTATAGGCCGATACGGGAACCAAATCAATCGTTCGATTCAGCGTCAAATCCACTTTGGCGAGTGATTCCTGCGAAGATAATATTTTCTCTATGAGCAAGGAGAAAATAATCGAGGCCGTCAGGGCTTTGTCGGAAAAGGAGCGGCTAGAGTTGGCGCGCCGCATTATTCAGAGCATCGAATCTGAATCCAGCGAAACCGAGCAGGTTGCTGAAGCGGTACGCGGGATTGAGGATGTTGTCACCGGGAAAGTTGCAGGATTAAGTGAAACGGAATTTCGGAATGCCTTGAGATGAGAGTTTTCTTTGCCGTGGTTGCCTTGAGTGCGGTCGGATTTCTTGCGGGATGCGATCGCAAACAGGATTCAATTTGGAAATGGAAGTATTCGGAAATCAAGAGAGTCGTGTCGCCGGATGCCAAGGTCGACGCGGTGATTGCGGATGGAGATGCTGGAGCCGTCACCCGGACAACGACCTTTATTTTTCTAGTACCACACGGGGCAAAAGTAGATGAAGAAAATGACGACAATTGCCCGGTCTTCCGGAGCGGACGACGTCAAAAACCTGAACCTTGTGTGGAGCAAGCCTAAATTCCTGGAAATCCATTTTGATGAGGCGAGAGTAATCCAGTTCCAAAATTACTGGCAGAGCCGCGAGGCGGAGGATTTTCACTATCTTGTGGAAACCAGATTATTTCCCGAAAAAGACTCCTCGCTGCCGTTGGAACTGCGAGAATGGTAATAGGCACGGCTCATTGCTGGTCCGGCAAAGTTGCGGATAAAGTTTTGGTGTTGCGGTGCAGATATTCGCTTGGCGAACGGGCCGGGCGCGAATAAATTCGCCTTGTGCGCGCGTGCCACTCAACGCGAACGAGCCTGAGGACTTTTTCGTTATGAAAGAATATCAGCCCGCGGACATCCGCAACTTCGCCATCGTCGGCCACGCTTCTTCCGGGAAAACCATGCTCAGCGAAGCCATGCTCGCCTGCGCGGGCGTCATCAATCGCATGGGCAGCATCCCGGCCGGGTCCACGGTTTCCGATTATCACGAAAGCGAAAAGCAGCGGCAAATTTCCGTCTCCGCCACGCTCATGCACCTCGAATGGCTGGGGAAAAAATTCAACCTTCTCGATTGCCCGGGCTATGCGGATTTTATCAGCGAAGGTTTGGGCGCGCTGCGCGTCGGCGATTTTGCGCTCATCGTCGTGAACGCGAATCACGGTGTCAGCATCGGCACCGATGCGGCATGGAAATACGCGACGGAAGATGACATTCCAAAGATGATCGTCATCAATGCGTTCGACAAGGAGGACACCGATTTTGAACGCGTGATGACGCAATTACGCGAGCATTTTGGCGCGCGCATTTTTCCAGTCAGCCTGCCGATCAATCCCGGGCCGGGTTTCAATCAATTGCTGGACACGATTCGCAGCGAAGTCATTACCTACGCCGGCGATCGCAGCGGAAAATTTACCGAAACGCCCGCCTCGGGTGAATTGACGGACCGCGTTTCCGAGTTGCACCGGGAGTTGATTGAATACATCGCCGAGGCGGACGATTCACTAATGGAAAAGTGGATGGACAAGGGCACGCTGACGGAGGAGGAATTGCGCGCGGGCTTGCACGCGGCGGTGCAGAAACAATCCTTCGTGCCGGTGTTTTGTGCGTCGGCGGAAAACAACATCGGCGTGGCCCGCATGATGGATTTCATTGCCAAGTACGGCTCGTCGCCGGTGGATCGCGAGAAAGTGAAGGCGCTGGATGCCAACGGCAAGGACGTGGACGTGGCGCTCACGGATCCCGACGCGGTTTGTTATGTGTTCAAAACCATGAGCGAAGCGCAGTTCGGGGAACTATCGTTTTTTCGCATTTATTCCGGGCACGTGAAATTCGGCTCGGAATTATACAATACCGACCGGCGCACGTCGGAAAAAATCGGGCAGATTTATGTCTTGAACGGCAAAAATCGCGAGACGGTTCAATCGCTCGGGCCGGGGGACATCGGCGCGGTGGTGAAATTGAAGGACACGCACACGGGCAACACGCTCTGCAGCGCGAAACGGCCGGTATCGCTGCCGAAGGTCGTCTATCCAAAGCCGAACATTCACGCGGCGTTGAAGAGCACGAACAAAGGCGAAGAGGATAAGGTTGCCTCCGGCCTGGCGGCGTTGCATCACGAGGACCCGACGTTTTTGCATCACGTGGATTCGGAATTGCACCAGACCGTTTTGTCCGCGCAAGGCGAGTTGCACCTGGAAGTCATCGCGGAACGTTTGCGGCGGCGTTACGGCGTCCACGTGGAATTGCACGAACCGCGCGTGCGTTATCGCGAGACGATCAAGGGCCGCGGCGAATCGAAATATCGGCACAAGAAACAAACCGGCGGCGCGGGGCAATTCGCGGAAGTGTGGATGCGCATCGAACCGACAGCGCGCGACACCGGCGTGGAGTTCACACAATCATTGGTCGGTCAGAACGTGGATCGCGTGTTCGTGCCATCGGTGGAGAAGGGCGTGAACAAGGCGTGCGAAGAGGGGATCGTGGCCGGCTACCGCGTCGTCGATTTGAAGATCGATTTTTACGACGGCAAAATGCACCCCGTGGATTCCAAGGACATCGCCTTTCAAATCGCGGGATATTTTGCCTTCAAAGAAGCGTTTGCCGCCGCGCGGCCCTGTTTGCTGGAGCCGATTTACACGGTCGAAATCCGCGTGCCGGAGGATTTCATGGGCAAAGTCATGGGCGACCTCTCGAGCCGGCGCGGAAAAATTCAAGGGATGGACACCGATGGCGCCTTCCAGGTCATCCGCGCCCACGTGCCCGCCAAGGAACTGTATCGCTATTCCAGCACGCTGCGGTCCTTGACCGGCGGCCGCGGCGTGCACACCGAGGAATTCAGCCATTACGAAGAGATGCCGCGCGAGGCCGAGCAACGGGTGGTGGAGGACAGCAAAAAGCACCGGCAACAGTTACAGGCGGAGGTGCACTGAAGGGAGTTTTCCAATACTTCAAAATGCTACATTAGTCATCTCTGACCCCTTTCCCCAAGTTGCTACTGGCTGACAGCCGACTGTTGAGCTTGCCACTTCTCGGCGTTCTTCATGGCTCGCCGCAAAACGTCTCGATCCACTTCCCATTTTTCGTCTTGGTCAAGACAGTCTAACCATTTTCGGATTAAAGCCCATTGCTGCTTCGTGAACAACTTCCATCGCTCCTGCCTCCGTGCACTCACCTGTTTTTGGTCTATATAAGCAAGTGTATCTGAGATTTCAGGGTGTTCCGCCAAAAGCTTCGCCTCGACATCTTTCACTGACTCTGGCCATTTGCCTATCTCTACATCAGCCAACATATCAATCAGCCAATCTACCAGCAGGCTTGTTTTCTTCGCGTCAACCTGCGACTGCTTAATGAAGGCGGGGAAGAAGTAATGAAACGCTTGAGGGTTCAGCCAAGATCCGATATCGAAGAATCCCTGCAGAAAGTCGGATCCAATATCCTCCCAATTTTTGCCCTTTAACTTTTCAGCCTCAATGCGATCATCTTCAAATTCAGAGAGTTCGCCCTCCGTGGTGCGAGCCAAATCCTTTGGAAATTCGCGTTGAAAAGCTTTGTGAAGCTCTGTATCCGAAATCGTGATCATTTGATACCGTTCTATTTAGCGAAGTGGGAACTTGCCGGTGGGAGACCCGACACAGCCTTTCTCCGTCTGCAATGCAATCCCCTTACTAACTTGCGCCCACGCTTTAGCCGTTTCCTCTTGGTGGGTTGGGTTACCTCCACCAAAGCAAACGTTATTCAATCTGCTTCTTGCCACTGCCAGAACCAACCATGCTGCTGTTTTTGCCTTGAGGACTGCACAACTATCTCCGCTCTTAGGTCCACCCAAAGCGCCAACGCCCTTTTTGGCGGCTTGGACGGCGGCCGCTAATATTGCGCACTTGCATTGTTTCGCCCTGTAAGCCGCAAGTTCCTCATCATCCATCAAAAGAGTTGGGTCTAACTCCAAAGTAGCTTCACCGTCTAACCCAAGTGAATCGGTCCGGTTCACCGGATTGCCTTTTAGAAAAGTGTAGAGATTCGGACCATCACCAAGCAGGTCAGCCTGTCTTCTACGCAAGGCCTCAAACCCCGGTTCACCCAACGGGTCACGATTTGGCCATCTTTGAAGGTTCGGCTCGTAATAACGATATAAATAGTAAACCAAGCCCGATGGAGAATTATACTCTTTGCTGGAAAATCGGTACAGATTATCGCCAGCCAAAGAACCGCTTTGACTCATAATATGCCCGTAGGGATCGTATTCGTATTTCGCCGCAATTATTTGATTCGTATAAATCAGACACGTGATATTGCCGTTTCCATCTGCGTGATAAAGCGCTGTCGCAAATATTGAAGTTTGCGGATTGAGCGTTAATGGATTTGCAGTTCTCGCCAGCAGTCCACCAATTCCCCCGGCACCTTGCAGGCTACCACTCAGGTCTGTTCCGCGCGTGTACGTCACTTGCGGTAAGTTGTTCAAATCTCGCTCCTGAATCACCAGATTGCCATCATAAACATAACGTACTTCATTCGTCTGCAGCCATGTGCCCCCGCTCCAAGTATATTCCTTCCGAATCCGCCGCCGCATTTTGCCATCATAAGCAAACTCGCTCTTCCAGGCGTTGGGTTCGGTAATTCGAACGAGTTGGTTTTCATCATCATATTCAAAAACCCTGGTTCCATTCGTGCGCAAATTTCCGTTCAAATCGTACACAAAAGCGTTTGTGCCCTCGATATCGACCGTGATGCTATTGGTATCCATTCGGCCATAATGATCTTTGGCGATCGCCGTATAGCTGTTGTTCCCGTTCACCCACGGTTGATTGGTGCTGGCAAACGTCGAATCCACGTACAAATTCGCATTCAAGCCATTCACTGTCACATTTGTCGCCGGCGAAGTTGTCGTTCCGGCGACCGTCAATTTCCCTCCGTTTGTCACGGTCGTCAATTCGTTTAGGTTGTTGACATTGAATTGCTGCAAAAGCGTGTTGTTCGTCCGGTAATTCAAATTCCCGGCGGCATCGTAGAAATATCCCAATTGCTCCTGCATCCGGTTGGTCGTGCCACTGGGTTCGCTGCCAAGGGCCGTCTTTAATTGCCCAATGTTGTCATACGTGAAATTCATGTAATTTCCCGCAGTGAACACCTCCTGGGTGCGCTGATTGCCTACATTGTAAATGTAATCGGCACTGTCGAGAATTGTGCTACCGCTGTTGAGCAGATACGTGCCCAGCATGCGCGCATTGCCGTCGCAACGGTTCGTGATCAAAGCGCCGCCAGGAAGCAGAAGCTTTTTGATCAATGGGCTGGTGGGTACGGTTCCTCCGAGTGTGTAAGTGAATGATCCGGCCGCCGACGTCACGTTCGTCAGTCGCCGAGCGACATCGTAGCCGTAGCTTTGAACCCAAGCGGACGCGTTCGGCGCTGGAAGGCTCAATCCAGTTCGCAATCGATTTTGATACGTATAGCTCACGGTATCGTCATCCCACGGGCCGTCTTCGCTCAAAAGCTGGCCCGCCGCATCGTAACTGTAAACGTGAAGGGGGCGGAGCTGACTAATGTAACGATCATTTGCGTTTTCTTTCAATGTTTCGCGCTGCGTTGCGTGCCGTGCGCCAATAGCCCATCGCCAACCGTTCGGCAATCCATCGCCATGTCACAGTGGTTTCCACCCGCAGTCGATTCGCCAGTTCCGCTTTGATCGCATCTCCTTTCCGTTGACTTTTCAAGTCGTCTTCCTTCCAACGGAGTTTTTTCAGCGCTTGAGCAATCAGCCGCCCGGCTTTTCCTCCGACTCTCTCACTTCCTCGCCGCTATGTGGTTCACCCCGTTGGTCACCAATCAACTCCAGCAATTCCTCCCGAAACGTCTTTGGATCGAAACACCATCCGCGTTGCAATCGGTTCCAATCCACGTTTTCTTTGCTGAGATCCCGCTTCCGGCGCTGTTCCAGCGCGGCTGCCAGCTCGCGGCGCACCGCGCTGGTGTCTTGTTTCATCCCCCATTCTCCCATCACCCGCAACCAGAGAGGGCGCTTCCCCGGCCTTTTGAATCGAATGTTATTCATAAATGGTCAACCCTGATATATTATATGATATTCTCCAACATTTCGGCGATCAATCGCTACCGCCTTTCATTCATCTGGTTCCACGCGCGTTGATCATCATCAGACTTCATGGAAAACGAAGCCATCGCCCCGTCTTGCCGCGCCGCCATTTGCCTTGAAAAATAGGCATTTTGGCACTATCCTTAAATAGTTGTATAAGTCCCGAATACAGAACCAATTTGGGACGTCTGATGGTTATGAAAACGCGGATTATCTCACTTTTTGCTGTTGGCGGCATGTTGATGGCCTCGGGCTTTGCGGCCCCGGCGGTTGACACGCCTCCCGCTCAGCCTCAACCGAGCGTTACCGACAGCGCCACTGCTCCCACCAGCGGTGCTCCTCAATTTTCCGGCCGTATCGATGAAGTTGTGACTCTGGCGAAGTCCGGCGTCGATCAGTCGGTTGTTTTGTCCTATATTCATAATTCGCCGGGGCCGTTTGAGCCGACGGCGGACGAAATCATCAAGCTGCGCGATATGGGTATCACTTCGCAGGAAATCACCGCCATGCTGGAACGGGGCGGGGAACTGCGTGAACAAGCCCAGGCGGCGGCTGCAAACGCCGCGCAACCGGCGGTATCGCCGGCGCAAGCACCAATGATCAGTGACGCGCAACCGGACACCGAAGCTGTCCAGACACCGCCGAACTCGTACGTCGGCACCGATTATGGCACTGACTATGGTTATCAGCCGGGCTCGCAGGTGGTGTTCATCGGGGGATCCTCTTATCCAGTTTTCTTCAATAGCGGATTTGTTCCATTCCCGTTCTTTTATCCGTTTCCGTGCTGGTTTCATGGAGTCTTTTTCCCGAGGGGCTGCTTGTTCCCGCACGGTGGATTCGTCAATGACCGGTTTCACGTTCACGATGGCTTCCGCGGTTTCCACGGCGGTGGATTCGTGGGCCATAGCGGTTTCCACAGCGGCGGTTTTATCGGGGGCGGATTCCGTGGCGGCGTGAGGGGTGGTTTTCATAGCGGCGCGATTGGCGGTTTCCACGGAAGCGTTGGTGGATTCCGTGGTAACGTGGGCGGTTTTCATGGAAACATCGGTGGGTTCCGCGGCGGAATGAGTTTCCATGGCGGATCGATTGGTGGAGGCTTTCATGGTTCAATCGGCGGCGGTGCCCGCATGGGTGGCGGCGGATTTCACATGGGCGGCGGCGGATTTCACATGGGCGGCGGCGGGGGTGGCTTTCATGGCGGTGGCCGCCGGTAAGCTCTGATCTCGAAACTCCCAGCCTAAATTTTTAAAAGCGGGACGGCGTTTGAACGCCTTCCCGCTTTTGTGTTTCAATTTTTGAATTAGGGATTATTCCGCCTGCGCCCGCTCGTTGGCGATGGTTTCAGCCACCTCGGTCAGTTTTTCGTCCGCGGCGGATTCCTCTTCTTCGGTCTGGCGGAGAAGTTTTGCGGCTTCGTCGTGGCCCATTTGTTCGGCCCAGGCGCAGAGTGTGCCGTAGCTGGCGATTTCATAATGCTCGACTTTCTGGCAGGCCGCAATGATGGCGGCGTCGAGCGCGCTGGTGCCTTTTTGTTCTTTCAACAGGTCGTCGGCTTCTTCGATCAAGCCTTTCATGGCCTGGCAGGTTTTGCGTTTGAGGGATTCATCGAGCGATTCGGCGACTTGTTCGAGGCGGGAAACGTGTTCCTCGGTTTCCTCGAGATGCTCTTCGATGGCTTCGCGCAGCTCATCGGATTCGGCGGCCTTGGCCATTTTGGGAAGGGCCTTGGTCAGTTGTTGTTCGGCGTTGTAAACATCGGCGAGTTCGTCGAGGAAAAGCTCGTGAAGATCGTTATCCATTCCCTGGGCTTCGGATTCGGATTGCATGTTGCTCCGGGACATTCCACCGGATTGTCTGTTTTGTTTAGCCATAGTTTTTTCTCCGTTAAGTTTTTGTTGCGATACGCGAAGCAAACTTCGGCGAATCGGTGGCGGCGGCAACTGGGGTGAAGCCCGGAGAAATCTGAAATCCGAACACCGAAATCCGAAATTCGAAGGAACAAAAAAGCGGATTTAACCGCAGATGACGCGGATAAACGCAGATTATTAACAAAGGGCACGGAGGGCGCCGACGATGAATGGATGGTGGATGGTGGATGATGGATCCAAATCCGCCATTACATACAGTGGTCAGTCCTGGTGTTTTTAGGCTGGGTCTGTGAGGTGGGATAGCCTTGCCCGGCGTGTGGCAGCGCCGTACTCTCGCGGGATGCGACCGCTTCGGTATTCCATTAATGTCACTTTGGACGGGTGCTGTGATCATCGGGGAATTATACCGGACGAAGAGTTGCATCGTCATGCGGTCGAGAATCTCGAACGGGCGGATGCGCTTCTGTTTGGCCGGGTGATTTATGAGATGATGGAGGCAGCGTTTCGGCCGCCGCCGCAGGCGGGAGCGAGGCCCGATTGGATGGAACCGTTCGCCCGGACGATCAATGCGGCAAAGAAATACGTCGTGTCGAGCACGCTGGGCCGGGTGGATTGGAACGCGGAGCTCCTGCGCGGGGATCTGAGGAAAGCCGTTGAGCAACTCAAGCGGGAGCCGGGCAGGGGACTGTTCGTGGGTGGCGTGAAGCTGCCGCTGGCCGTTGGCAGAGTTGGGATTGATCGATGAATACGAGTTCGTGGTGCATCCCAGGATAGCCGGACACGGGCCGACGTTGTTCGCGGGGCTCGCGAAGTCTATAGACTTGAAGCTCGTGAGCCGGGTGGAATTCGGGTCGGGAGCGATGGCGATGCGGTACGAGCCGAGAAGATAACTATTCTCAAAAAGGGGGTTACGCGAATTTCCAACCGCATTTGAGACGCGGATTTTTGAACAGGAGGACGCAGAGGTAACGGAGGGGGAATGATTATGTCCGATGATTAACGCAAAGACGAAACACATATTCGAAATGCGCCATTAGCCATCTCCGGCTCTTTTCGGATTTTCGATATTTTTGTTGACACTCTGTGCACACGCGTCAAGGTGAATTGCGTTCACAAAGTGAACGTTTTTAGGGGTTAACAGTCACATCGCAATCAACGCTGGAGCGTAGTTTTAGCGTTGCGAGAGTGTACGAGAGATAGTCGAGATCGAAATGGTTCGAACCGATGAAAAGTGGCTTCCAGGCTAAGTTGACGGGCTCAAAGAAGGTTAATCACTTGCTTGGTATCCGGCCTAGTGGTTTTACGTTGATTGAGCTTTTGGTGGTTATTGCTATCATTGCCATTCTGGCCGCCCTCATGTTGCCCGCGCTTTCTTCAGCGCGAGAAAAGGCCCGGCGCATGGCGTGCCTGAGTCACTTGCGTCAGATCGGCATCGGGATGACGATTTACGCGGGAAACTACTCGGACCGGGTGCTCGAAGCACATAATAACCAGGTTCAAATTGCATTGAATGCGCCGGCTGATGCCGCGGCGGAGACTGTGGGTCTGGATATCAAGTCCAATTCTATCAGCATGTGGACCTGGGGCGCATCTCATTTTTTAGGAGCTTGATTTTTCAGGAGGTAGTAAAACGATGGGATGAGCGACTGCTGCCTGAAATCGGTTCCTCAATCCGACAGCAGTTAGGAGACGTTTGACCCGCCGG